TCAAACTATCCATTGAGTCCAATATGTATATACAAGAGCCGCCCGTACTGAGGGCGTCGTCTATGTGATAATAGAACTCTTCAATAGTACTGGAGTACACAGGCATCCCATTGTTATCGGTTGCAGGAGGCTCCAAACGCTTAGCAACACGTTTGCCAAAGTATCGTTCGATGTCCATCAAAGCTCCGTCTTCGCAGTTGTCGAATATAAAACGATAATTTTTAAATCGTTTTTTCGTAGCAGCTTCTGCCAAGCATGTTAAGCTTAGCCATGTTTTACCACTGGCTGAATCCCCCACGAGGAGGTGGTATTTACCAACAACAAACCCGCACTTGGGTTTTCCAGTGAGGGCTAAGTTGAGTAATGTACTCCCAGTACTGAGGAAATCGGCACCGGTTAATTTTGTTTTCTTTTTCTTTTTCATCTTCATCATCCTTTTGACTTCTTCAATGTCCATGTTTTTAAAATAAAAAAGCCGGCAGCGGTTTTATGGGTGAGCCTGTTATCCGCTACCGACTTTTTAAGTCAAAGCTCCTTTCTGTTGTGTAATGTTTTTTAGGTTAAAGGTATATAACTATAACAGATGGAAATTATTTTTTCCTCCGTTTCTTAGAAGTCTTCTTGGAGGACTTCTTCGACGATTTCTTGGAGGACTTCTTCGATGATTTCTTAGTTGACTTCTTAGTTGACTTCTTGTCCTTCTTGGCCTTCTTGGCGGCCTTGGCTTCTTTTTCAGCCTTGGCTTTCTTGGCGGCGGCTTTCTTCTGCTTGGGAGTCAACTCTTCTTCTTCTTCATCGTCGTCGTCCCAGTCGTCGTCGGCGTCGTCGCCATCATCATCATCGTCATCTTCGTCGCCATCTTCGTCGCCATCATCATCGCCATCTTCTTCGGGATCATCATCGTCCGCATCATCATCTTCTTCGGGATCGTCGTCATCGTCGCCATCATCCGCATCTTCATCATCGTCTCCTTCTTCGGCGTCGTCATCGTCATCCCATTCTTCGTCGTCGCCTTCTTCGGCGTCGTCATCGTCGCCTTCTTCGGCGTCGTCGTCGTCGGCTTCTTCTTCTTCGGCTTCTTCGCCGTACAACATATCCTTGATTTCATCGTATGACTTGACTTCCAAAATCTCATCCAGACATACGGCTTCATCTAAGATCTCATCGGACAATGTGTCTTTGCGAGGTTTGAAATCAACACGGGAAACGGAATAGCCTCTCCCTTCGAATCCTGTTTCGACTAACAGCCGCAACGAGAATCCATCATCGGGATCGTAAAACGTATCCATGTTGTCGTCATCACCTTCGAATTCGCTTTCCAATGCACTGTCCAACGCCCGTCCGAAGTAGGCGTAACTGACATGCCAGACCATGACCTTCTTGTTTTTCGATTTAAGGTCGCGGACATTAACGAGCATCCGTTCCGATACCTTAAGGGTCTTGGCGGTATCTTCGTCGTCGGCATCGTCACTGTTCTTCATCTTGTTGACAAACTCGCATACCGGGCACGGCTTGTTTGCCGTTTTCGCAGGGCACACCACCCAAGCGTCGTTAACACCAACGCTCCTGTGTACCCAGAACGTCCGTTCCATGTACAGTTCGCCCTTGTCGGCTTTGGGGTTGCCCTCGCCGACTTCGTACGGTATCACATCAATCTTCATCGTGCCGGTAGTTTTTACAACGAAGTCTTCCACACCTTTGGGCAGTGTAAACAATCCACTACCGCCGGTTTCCCTTCGCTTGCGTGCTACCACTTGTCTTTTCTTACGCTTCTTACGCTTTCCCATTTAAGGTTCTCCTAAAAATAAATTAAAGATTCGAATCTTTGTCTAACTGTTTTTTTCTTCGTATAATTTCTTTGCCCTGTAATACCCGTACATAGCAAACTTCGTACAGAAGTATGCAAGCAGAGGCAATGCAATGAGTAACACAAGGGCGGTTTTAATCATTTCTTACTCCCTTCTTTATCCCGGGCCCTGCGACGCCGCTTATCACCCAGGCCCCTCTTTGCAGTTTGGGCATTTTCGGTAGTTGCCTGGGGAGTGCTGAAGTAGTTCTGTCCCTGCAACCGTACCAAGTTTTCCAGGGCCGCCTTGCGATGGTCCAGTGTATTGACAGCGGCTTGCAATACATACATTTCGTGACGGGCTTCATTGTATTCCATTGTGACCCGTTTATGTTTCTTGTGCAATGTCACCGCGTTGCGGACCATCAACTCTGTTACCTTTTCAAGTTTGTACTTTTCCGGGTTGCTTCGTATCATCCCATCCAACTCTGCTACCGTTACTTCTAGCAATGCCTTAGCAACGTCAACTTTTGCTTTCGCATGGGCCAGCATTTCAGCAAACTTGTAATACAGCTTGGGCTGTCGCACCCAATCCGTATCCAGTTGGTTTAAATCAAGTTCCACAATTTGTTCCATTATCCATCACCTTTCTATTATATTGTATGTAACACTCTACATTATATTATCGCCGACCAGCCTCAATAATTATTAAATTTTTCTTTTATGTTACTCACCCCCTTCCACTACTTCGTAACAGGCCCTCATCAGGCCACCCTGTCCACTGTTATAGAAAGGCTCTTCGAATGCGGATAGTATTGCAAAGCATTGCCCGGAGTTCTTCCCGCCGCCCAACATAACCTTGCTGGTATAGGCCATTACTAAACGACGAATGCCCTCGGCTTCCTTTAAATCACATCCCTTCAATATATTAGCCATCGTTGTCCAATTGGTACGGGAGTTGATTAAGGCCCGGGCAATTTCAATACTGTCCGTTTCCATTGTTGGAGGCTGTATCAGTTCCAACATATCATCTTCATCGTCCATCTCGATTACTGAATGTAAAAATACCATCGCCTTCCGTGCTGAGCCTTCGCAACAATCCACAATCGCTTCCACGACATCTTCCGGTAATTTCTTCTTTTCCTTCTTGCACGTTTCGAGGATCAAGTTTTCAATGTCCTTAGAGGACAATGATTTTACAGCAATTTCCGTGCACCGAGTACGGATAGGCTTTGATAGTTTTTGAGGATTGGTTGTGCAAAGAAAGAAGTAGCAATGCCCAGGCGTATCCTCCAGGATTTTGAGCATGGCGTCTCCGGCATCGCCTGTCATTTTGTGGGCTTCATCGATGATCCATATTCTGCATGGACCTTCAATGGGAGCCATGTGCATACAAGAGCTGATGCCCCTGACTGTATCAATGCCCCTGAAGTTTGCAGTATTAAATTCCTGGAGGTCATATCGCAAACCGCACTTGAGTTTCCGTGCCAGTATTCTGGCCAGCGTTGTTTTGCCACAACCGCTCGGGCCAGTGAAAAGCAATGCACGTGGTACCTTACCAAGGCTTATCAATGTGCTGAGTGCCGACAATGCAGCCTTCTGTCCTAACACTTCCTTGAATGTCTTTGGTCGATATAATTTATATAGTTCAATTTCTTTTTTCATACATGAAACCTTTCTTATTATCTTAGGGTGCCAGCACTTCGAATGTTATGTTTTCTTTATCATCAATTGTGTATATTGAAATGAAAGGAACCTGGGCATAAGTAAGCTGCATCACTATATTAAGTATTTTTAAAAAGTCCACACCAAACACCATACCTACTCTTGGGTAGAAGGAGTTAAAACTTCCAAACGTTCTTTTGACTTCGCCATACACACCTTCTGTTGCGTTATTTCGTAATAAGATTCCGATATTCGTTTTTGTCACTTTGACTCTTAACATTGTTTGCCTTTCATTCAATATTGTCTACGCCAGGTAGACGGTACCCTGATCGTGATTTTAAAATACGACCTTCATCCACCAATACACAGAAAGCAGTATAAAGCCGTCCATGATCTTCTATTCCCAAAAGGCCAGCGATAACCGCGGCACTGACAACACCTCCATCTTCTTTTAACACATTATATATTCGTTGTGTTATAGGTACAACCTTTTGTTGCTTTTTCATATTTGAATCTCCTCTTTCTCAAACCAACTTTTCCCAGGCGGGGCAGCCTCGGCGTCGATTTCAAGTGGTGTTATAATCCATGGCCAATACTTTTTGATGTCTCTTGTCATTACTGTGTGTACTATCTCCAGATAGTCTTGCAATTCCTTAATCACTACATCGGACACGATACTATCATGTATTTGTCCCACAATCAAACTTTTCATTCTGTACTTTTTAAGGAGCTTACTTATACGAATCAAACTCCACAACAAACAATGGAAGGCAACTCCCTGTACCGGGTAATTGATTACCTCGTTCTTTCTAAGTATCCCTCCAATTTCAAAACCAGTTAAGGTTGTGAAACTACCTTTCTTTAAATAGGCGTTGTACCAATCCTTCTTCCATTGTCCATATACTTTAAAACGTCTATTCCAAAAGTCGTCTTCAACATCCTTGATATGATGTATAAAAGTTCCGGGCTTTGTTTTGGGGTAATGCCACTTACCGTCGTCGCCCTTTTCTTTCTTAAGTGACCCGAGGGAACGTACTCCTTTCTTCTTTAACCATTTACGAATCGACGCTCCGTTGCGTGTTGTAAGACTGAGTTCATCAATGGCGGCCCATATTGCAGGGGCACAGCTGTAATGCCAATCCCCATAAAACTCTGGAAACACAAAACGGTTTTTCCCCACATACCTAATCATGGCTATCCGTTTACCGTCTTTTTTATCTACAGGATCTAACATCTCCCGGTTAGGTAACATATAACATTGC